CGAGTCGCCGGTCCAGTAGTATCGCTCGAAGCTGTCTTCCAGTACGGGGGTTCGGACGAAGTCTACGTTTGTATCGCTGAAACCCACCCAGAAGTCGCTGTTATTGAGCGGGATTGGTGCCCCTACCGTCGCGGGCAGCCGGTACGCGCGGCTCACTTGCGGGCTTACCGCGCCAAAATCATGCAGAGATTGGGTCTCCCGCAGACCTCGAAGCTCGCCGGACAACAGTTTGGCATTCTCCGCCGCCTGCGCGCCATTGTAGGGCAGCAGACGCGTGGACACCCGAGGGGCGATACCGGCGAAGTTGTCAATCTTGATAGTTGTCATGGGAGTATCCTACACGCCCCACTTGGCAAAGAGATAATTTTCGACGTTAGTAATTTCTGTCGGGGTTAACACGCGATTATACACGATCAATTCCGCTAATTTACCGTTTAGAAAAAATACACCGCCTGAAAAAGGATTGTACCCCAACGTGGTCAACCCCGACGTAATGGCTTTAATGTTTGTTCCGCTGGCATCCGCTGCTCGTGCAATTCTCATGGCCCACGCGCCAGTCGTGTCGTTGTATGCACAGTTGGCCTGGAACCAAACTCCTGAAGTCAAGGTAGTCGCACTGTCGCCGATTACAGCAATGAGCGCCTTAGTCAATTCGAGTTTACCGGTTGAGTTGATGCCCCATTCATACGCGCCGCTGCCGCCAGCTATGAAATCAACAGAAGCCGCAGCCACGGTAGGATTAAACACGATAAAAACGGTTGAATTGTTTAAAGTAACAAGAGGGGTCGTTAGAAAATTATATTCACTCGCGGTTGTTCCTGGGAAATTAACAACATTTTTGGAATTGAGCGTTGCCGCAGCACCCGTAGCGCCCGTACTGCTTGATGCAGCCGATGGGAAAAATCCCGGCAGATACCCTGAATTCGGCATTTGCGGAAGAAAATTCCCTATGACTAAATCGGCTTGAAACCAATAAACGATATTAGGAATAGTGCCGGGCAACGCTGGACCGCCGCCGCCGCCGCCAGAAGAACCAGCAGGCGGAAGTAACTCTATTACCATTTCGCGCAAAGTAGATGTGTTGCTAGCGCTCGCAGTACCCCATTGAATCGTTGCAGTGATAGCTTGAGCGGTCGTTGTATCAACGGTTATCGCCGCAGTATTCTCGACATTGGTTGTGGCAGAGGCCGTTGTGCTCGTTTGAAACAACATCACGCCTTGTGACTCTATTGCTCCAGAAGCGCCTATAGAATCAATGATGAAAGTAGCCGTAGCACTCCAGCCGACGTTAGTATCGCCAGCGACCAACGGGGAAATCACGCCAGTATCGAGCATAATTGTCGAACCGAATTTGATCTTTACCCGGATGCTCGGAGCAACTAGAGCAGTGCTATACACCCCGTATAACGTAAGCCGGATGACCGACCCAGCAACAAGCGAATTAGCCGGGATCGTATAGCTGGAAGCGTATACCGTTTCTGTCGCTGTGTTTGCGACAGTATTGCCAGCGGGCACCGTCGTATTGGCATAAGCTAGAGCGCTAGCACCCGAATTTATATACCATCCTTTCACACCGGAACCGTTAGTCCCGTATAGGTAGTTATTACCAGGAGAAGCCGTGTCTCCAGAAAGTTTCAAGGGCGACCCGGACGTACCGTTACCGATAATCGAATTAGTCACGGAAGCTGTTTGTAGTGCTGTTCCGCCAGCCGCGATGTTGGCCACCTGAGTAGATGACAAATCTATTGTGGGCACCGTAGATGTGCCAGCGACGGTTAACGTTGAACTTGTGATCGAAGTAACACCGCCGCTAGATGAAGTCGCCCATTTCAATCCGGGCGTTTGAGTGCTATCCGCTGTCAATACTTGTCCATTTGTTCCGATGGGTATACGCACGTTCGTAGTGCTGTATCCCCATATATCCCCCTTTGTGTTCAACGGGGAAGTCAGGCCGCTCGGCAACGAAAAATATCCAAACGAGCTACTACCGTTCGTTCCGTAATATTTGCTCGCTCCGGGGGCCGCTGAATCACCAACCAATTTTAGCGGCGTTCCGGTACTGCCATCGCCCGTGATGGAGTCTAGGACATTGATAGGACCGCTACCACCTTTAGCGATCTTGTCTCCAGGAGAGACTACGCCCCCGAGAAATTTGATGATGCCAGCATTGATCAGTTCGCCGAGCGTCACATAACTCTGCAACGGATTTCCACGGAGGCGCTGCGCCGTCTCCGTGGTCTCTTTCAGTTGTGTCAGTACAGTCTGATGGTTGCTGAGATCAGGAGTCGGCGCGCGGATCGCGGTGGGGCCGGGAGTTTGGTTTGGGCCTGCCACGATTCACCTTACAACTTCATGATGAAGAACACCGCAGTGTACGGCGGCGATTCGATGGTGTGCGTATGCGTAGGAAGCAACGCACCGGTAGGCGTAAAGGGTTGACCAGTGGTGCCACTCTGCGGGGAACCCGCAAAACTATGTCTAAACGCCGTACCGTTCCCGGCAAATAAATACTCATTCGGCATCGTAAATCCAGGTATACCGACTACGTCAGGACCGTTCACGTTATTAAATCCGTAATCAAACGGGTGCACATGAACCGGTAAATTTGCGGCGGCTAATACGAGCGGATTAAAAGATGGCGTACCTCCACTAGTTGGATCACTTACATGCGCGAAGCTGCCGGTCACTGCAAGAGAACCACCGCCACCGACGATGAATTGATCACGAAGGTCAGGAGTTCCGCTGAGACCATTGCATAGCGCCCAACCTGCGGGGACTGCGGACGACAAGCCGTGCCACATAACGATCATATTCGTGACGATCAGCGCGGTGCCGGTGGGCACGTTCGCGGCGAGGTTCGCTTTCGTGAGCAATACCGAGCCGCCCTCGGTCGCGGGGCTGCCAATGGGAATCAAAATCTGATTGCTCGTATCACCGGGTTGACTGCGCAGAGCGGTGCCAGCAAGCTCGCCACCTTGAATAGAGCCGCCCGAACCGAGCGATAATACCCCCGACAAAGTCGTAGTCCCGGAGAGCGTGTCACCACCTTGCTTCTGAAGTAACGACGCAAGAACTGCAGCAGTGACGCGTTGCTCTAGGCGAGAGCCAGAGGCGAAAACAGCGGCCGTCGTACCCTCTTGTGCACGAACGATAGTCAACGTATCACCAGATCGGCCAGTTGCGTAAACGACTTCGATGTTGCCGCTCACATCTTCGAGCGTACAAGCTGCGACTTGCCCGGCGCTGATCGCTGGGAACAGCGGGCCTTGACCAGCCTGGCAAGTCACGGTCGTACTAGTCGCCGTGATCCCTGATGCGATCAACGTAGAAGCATTATTCGAGAAAACAAAAATGCTCATTACAGTTTCTCCGCCAGCACGAACTGGACGATGTCTTCGAGAATTTGACCGATGCTGGTTGTTGCCAAGAACTGCACTTCATACTGGCAATTATTACCTCCAGCCGACGCATAAAACGCGGCACCTAATACCACGCCATTCACAGGAGGAAGCAATGCGGTGTTATTGATCACGAAGGCCGGTACACCGGTTGTCGGACCAGCGGTCTGAACAATGTTGACCGCGACGGACGAGATCGATTCGCCCGACGCCAGCTGCAAGGTGTAATCCATCACGTAGCGCTTTGTTTCGACAGGCGACTGTGTGAAGCGGGCTGAGAGCATGGTCATGTTTTCACCGTAACGTTTTCCTTGGGCACATATACTCGCGGCTTGATTCCCTTCGCGTTTATCAGCAACGTCGGCGGGAATACCGGGGACCCAACGAATTTACCATAAACCTTCTGTAAAAGTCCCGTTGAGACAACGATGTTGACTAGATCGCCGAAATTGGCCAAGGTCCCGGGGGCCGGGGTCTGACTTACAACGAATCCGGGCGGCGAACTAGATGAAGTACCGACGGTTCCAACCACTAAGCCAGCCGCAATGATATCGGTTGTTGCCTGAGCCTGCGTCTCTCCGACCACATTCGGAACCGTCTTGTGAGCCAAATCAGAGTTTGGTCCCCAGTGCCAGTTCCTCACCGATACGCTGGTTGATCCTGAGCCGGTAAAATACGAACCGGCCGACCATGTTTGAAGTGTCGCTGCACTAACCACTGCTGACACATCTTGCGTAGCAAGTAGTGCCAATAGACCAGTGCTTTGATTGATCGCGTAGACTGATGCGAGAGTTCCAGATATAGACAAATATTGCGTCAAAAAGGTCGCGCTGGTGTCGTATGGTACGAGGGGAGAAACATCCAGCGTATACCGACTCTCGGCGGGGACGCCATTACGAACCGCGAACACAACTTTATTGAGGAAACCTGGAGTTCCAAAGCTACCCGGCGATGCAGTCAAATAATGCGTGGCATCTAAAACGAAGCCTACGAAAATTGAAGTGGCGTTACCGGACACTAAGCCAACATCCATGCCGACGTACACATTATCAGTTTCAGGACCAGATGAATTGACAGAGAACATCGACAAATAAGTGGAGCCGCCGATGCCATTGGTCGTGACGAATAAGCCACCAGATACAGTGAAAGAATAATCACCGTTCGCCATTCCATTGAAGTACGTGAGTTCACTTGGATTGACGAGCGGAGCGGTGCCTTGAAAGCTCATGCTTGAAAATACCCGCCAGCGGCTTGATCAAATCCAACAGCATAATTGAAGCCAAGCGGCTTAAACGGAAACCCAACTCCGTCAGAACTATAGTAGATTAGCGGTGACGTTGCCGGAGTACCGCCATTGATGTAAAGCAGCAGCGCGACCACAGTAGCCGCCGATGCAAATGCATTGAACTGCGGAATCACGCCATAGCAGATACCGTTCGTCTGTGCGAGACCAGTCATCGCCACATCCTTCATCACTGCACCCACCGGCACTTCTGAGAAAAACTGATGGCTCGGTTGCGGTGCGTAAGCAGCGTTGACCAACACCGCATGTACCGCCGCAGTAGGCCAGTTGATCTGACCAGTAGCGAACATAGACCGCGCATTGTTGTAGAGGAATGTGTTCTGGTTGGCCACTATCCGACAGCCCTCGGGATAACTTGAGCGCTCGCCTTACCAGCGAATGGCGGGAAGCGGACCCCGGTATCGGCAGGACCGTAACCCCTGTTGGCAAGATCGCGGTACAAGAGAATTTCCTGCCTATATTTTTTCTCGAACATCATCCCAAGCTCTTTGTCAGACCAGGGGCGTTTGCTCATGAGGTACAACCGCGAAAGCGTGCCCCAGATCAGCGCATCGGCGTGCTGTGTGTAGCTCTGGTCCGGCAATTGCGCGGCCAATGACGTGGGGACAAGCGAAGCGTAGGCGAACAAAATATTGCCGTACGTCTTGTCGGGTTTAGGAAACAGGATCATCTGATCGGGCTGCTGCATGTAGTAGCGCGACGGCGGCGCGGGTGTTCCGCCGAGGAACTGCCGCGTGCTGGGAAATAGCGTCAACGGGTCCTGCGCGTTATTGAAAGGAAATAAGAATGCACCGAGGACGAACTGAAGCCGCGTATTCTGGTCCACGGGGTTAAGATCAATTCGCGCGACTCCAGCGACTATATTGTAAGGGCCGACGTTTGCTCGCCATGCCGTGGAGCGCGTGTAAAAGTCATTCAGGACGCGCGTGAGCGTACTTTCGATCAGGGTGTCCGGTGCGCCAGCGATCTGCTGAGCGACGTACTGCGCCACGTAGGTGATCGTCTGACCGCCAAGGGCAGCACTAGATTGTCCGCCGTCGAGTGTAACTTGTGCGATTTGATTATCCTCCTCTCGCCCGCTTCAAATAAGCGAGGCGCAATTCAAGCTGTTCGACTGAATCACCTAGTAGCCCCATTCCGGTATTACGTTTTGCGCATAACCAACCACGAAAAGCACCAGTAGTATGGTCATGATCCAACTGCAACGCATGAAATGTTACTCCAGCGCGACTGCGCCGAGGAGTAGGTGGGCCGCCGCATCCTTCACATCTGTCTGGACATGTTCTGGTCGGTTCTGGTAACCCTCGTCGTTTGCGTTGAGCGTCACGAAAATGATCCGGTCTTTCTCGGTATACTCTTCGCGACCGAAGTTTGTTTTCGTCGGGATATAAAGCCTTCCTACGAATTTTGCATTTACGTTCGCTGGCACGTACTCGCGCGTAGGCTTCTGGTCCGAGACGCTCCAGTCGAGTCATGGCTTACATCCCCTGCAACTGTTGCTTGAAACTGAGCAGCAATTGCTGCGAGCGAGCGGTCTCGGTGTACTCGTCATCGGAAAGTTCGATGCGACCAGCGATGTAAGCCACCACCGGATTGAAAAAGAAACGATCATCAGCCGGGAAAGGCGTAGCCGGAATGGGGGGTACTAGATTCTTCACACCATCAGGAGCCTGGAGGTCCGTCGTATTATACGTCAGCACCGTGGCTTGGGTCAGGATGCCTTGCGAGAAGTTCCCGATGAAGGCGTCTGGCCTCACCGAGTACAGCACACGCAATCCTGAGTTTAAATATGCGAGGTAGAGCGTGTCCGAGTTGCGCGTCGGACTCAGCACCCCGTTGACGAAGGTCGCGTCATTGACCATTGCGCGGGCCTCAAGAATCGCATCGTCGATTGTTTTGCCGGTTGCACTACTCACGGATTCACCCACTCATGTTGAATCGCAATCACTTCATGCATGCACGGTATTCGCAAATGCGCCGCTTCCGCACGGGCTGCTTCTTCCGTGTGGAACTTCGTCGCGAGATCAACGGCCGAACCCCACGTGCCAGGAGCGGTGTAATAGCACGGCGAGGATCGTGGGGTGGTGAAAAGTTCAATTAGCCAATAAACCATGTTCGTGTCTCCTAAAAGAAAAAGGGACCATCCCGTGAGAGATGGCCCCCTTGTACACCCAAGAGGGCGTGTCGGCTTAGAAGCCGCTATTCACTACAATCGCCTGTCCGATCAAGGTTGGGTTCACAACCTGGAAGCCCCAGACCTGAAGACCGCGCATCAAAGTACCGAACGTGCTTTCAGACCGCAGAGTCTCAACCTTGGTCATCTGCGACGCAAAGGTCAATCCCAAACTGTGTCCGAAATAAATCGCGTACTCAGTGCCACCAGCAGCACCAGCAGCCGCAGCCGTATTCAACGCCGTGGAAGCCAGACCGCCTCCGTTCGCAGCCGACGCCAACACCGGGTACGCGGTTCCAGTCGCCTGAACGTTGCCCGAGTTGCCCACCGGCAGCAAGTTGGACACGTAGATCATGTATCGGTCGATCATGCCGAGCCGACCATTGCGCGCGATGGACACTGCGTCTCCAGTCAGGTAAGCCTGTTGGAACGCCGAACGCTTGATCATCGCAGCCGCCCAGGGCGGCAGAACGATCCAGCGGCCGGTTTCCGGTACACGCTGTTCGTCCAACACCAAGCCGGTGTCGATGATGAAGTCAACGATCTTTCGAACGTTGAACGTCGCGGCTGAGCCGGTTCCGCCAGCGCCGGTTCCTGCGCCGTTGGCAACAGAGCCAACGTAAAGCGGGATGCCAGCAGTACTAGCGGCCGTCAGCGTATTCGCGCTGTATCCGAGATTGATCGAGCTAGAGATACGACCAGCGGTCGTTCCCATATTCTTCGGATCAGCATTGTTGCCTAGACTGTCAACGGTCAAGATGGCGGTATCGACGTACACCTTCATCTGCTCGGACGCATTGTCCGCCCAGTTCGACAGCAAATCAACGTCGGCCTGAATCTCCATCACGTCGTCAAGGACGGTGTTGAAGTAGGCACCCTGGTTGATCTGCAACTGAACCAGCGGGCTCGACGGACGCTGCACGGTGAGTGCTTGGTTCGCCGCGTACGCATTGATCGTGATCGTCGGATGCGTGCGGATATTGATGGTGTCGCCGAAATTGCGAATCTCACCCTCATAATCCGTGCTGGCGATTCCGCCCAACACCGTCGCATCGTAGAACTTCTCAACGAACTTCCCGGACCAGATGGTCGGGATGAAAACGCCACTGTACGCAGGACTCGGGTTAGAGCCAAGGTACGGGGCACCTGAAACTGGATAAGTAGCCATCGTCAAAACTCCCGGAGACGCACTCCGATATTAAATTCAACTGTTCGCGTGGTGGTCGCGCCGATCCGGCTTGATCCTACCTTCTGCCGTTGCGGATGCGATCTCGGCACTGAACGCAGCGTACTGCTCCTCCGAAACCTGCTTCCGTCTCACACGTGAGTAAAAGTCCTTTATCTCGCTCTCGGACAAAATTCTTTTACCTGCTGCGCCTCCAGGAGCTTCCGCCGCGCCTCCCCGGGGTACACCCGGAGCGATCAGTGTCTGGGGATCGATGGTCGGTCCCGAGGTTGATCTGCGAACAGAGTCTTCCTGCACAAACTTCTCGAAGATTGCCACGACCCGTGCTGTGTCGAGGTTCTGAAAAGCGGCCTCCAGGCTTCCCCTTCGGCTTGCTCCAGAGAATATGTCAAGTTGGTCTAGCCATGCAAGGAAATTCTGATCCTCGTTGATGGCTGCCCAGTCCGGCACGCGGGCCTGGAGAGTGGCAAGCAGTGATTGCTGGCCGCTTTGCATCTGCGCTTTGGCCACGGTGCCGGCCGCTTCCTTAGTCTTTGCAAGCTCGCGCTCCAGTTTGGCAGCAGTGGGCTTGATCATGTTCTGCGCCATACGAGCCATGATGGGAAGAACCTCACCGTAGTCCTCCAGTTCCTTGTCGGTCACGCCGAGGGAACGTAGGAAGGTGGCGGGGTCTTCAGGGACAGCGGGCGGCGGGGCTACGGCAGACTGCCGATCCTGGATCAGCTTGTCCATGGTTGCTTGCTGGCTCGCGAGGATTTCGCGGGTCATGCGGACTTCCGCGTCGTACTTCCCTTGAAGCGTGCGATATCGCGCCTCCCATGGCTCGATCTCCGTCGCGGCAGCGGTGGGCGGAGGCGGCGCGGCGGCGCGTGGCTGCTGGTCGGAATGGCCCTGTGGCTGAGCGGTCGCCGTCGGCGACGCGGGCTGCCAGCGCGTCGGCTGGCCAGTGGGCATGGTGCCAGGAGTTTCGGACCCGGGCATTACTTGAACCTGAGTACCGGCAGGGATCTCACCAGGCTTGGCATTCAATTGGGCGATCAAGGCGTTGGCGTCGGCAACCTGTTTCCTTATGGCGGGGGGCATGTTGTTCTGGGGAGGCAAAGGCGCGGGAGTGTCACTCATTGGGTGGTTCCTTTATTTTGGTGAATGGTTTTGAGAAGGTTGAGAAGTGTCCTGCATTCACCGCGCAGGGCTTCATCTGGATGATCTGAATTCAATAGCTGTTCGACCCGGGCGTTATAGATCGATTCAAGGGTCTGTACATAATGACTCCAATGGGCGTTTCCGCTCAGGCGGGCAAGATTGTCCGCCAAATCCTTTCGGTTGAAGCTCATATGCGTCCGAACGGCCCCAAGACTTCCGTGAGCAAATCAGTGTCTTCAGGATCGCGGCCCACTTTCGTGTAGTCGCGAGTGTAGACCCGGCTCGTGGGTGCCTTGTTGATGTCGGCGACGCCGCCGTTGAACCGGATGGTTTCGCACTTGATGCACTTACAGCCGGGGCTGCACTTCATCTTGGTTCCGCCATCTGGTGCTTTAGAGAATTCGGCCATGGCTTACTTCTCGTACGACTTTTTCAGAGGGTACGGAGGGGTCGTCACAGTCGGTTCGTCAGATCCCGACGGCTTACGACCATGCGGATCGAAGTCCTTCTCGGCATGCTGCCCCATGCTCTTTCCTGTGCCGTACTCACTGGCCTCGGGGAAATTGATCGCGGGATCGTTGCAAGTGAAGGTCGCACCTTCGGCCTGAGAAACGATGGTCCCATCGGTCTCGGTCTTGCCGTGTTCCTCGCCCTTGTTCGAAAACTTGGCGGGAGAATTATGATCAAACGTCGGTCCGGTGACTTGCGACGTAATATTCCGCGCCTTGACTTTTCCAGTGCTGCCGTATGCCATTTTAAAGCCCTTCGTATTCGTCTGAGAAATTGAACATAACGCGATCCTACCCGTGTGCCAGGTTTGTTGCAACAGTGTTCGTGGGGACTACCTGCGGACCGGGCTGGAGGCCGGGGACGCCGCCCGCTCCCGGGGCGGCCTGCGCGGGGTTGGGCATGGGAGTGTTGTTGCCAGTGGGGTTCGGACCGCCACCAGTTGGTAGCGGAGCTACGCCAGCCAGCGGATCGAGTTGCGGATTGGGCAACTTGCCGGTCAAAATGAC